AGAGAAGGGCTCAAGTTCTTCGGACTGGATGTCTTCCGTATCGTCTGCCTGTTTCATTTTTGATCCCAAACTCACCCGAAATAGGCCGGGTGGATGCCTTTACATAATTCTGAGCCTATTGTAACGGATTGACAATAGGCATTCCTTGTGGTTCAGGAATAACGTTTTGCCGAGATACCTGAGCCGCGTTAATTGCAATATCCTGCTCTGCAATCCCAGCCTTGGCCATTGTTTCAGCCGTCTTAGCCCGCGACAGTTCTGCATCAGCGATCGTCTTGACGGTATCAGCCCGAGCCTTGGCAGCCTTCGCCGTTGCTTCTTCTGCTGCGGCCTGCAGGAAGATTGCATTCGGATCTTGACGACCTTGGGCCTCGGCCTGCATCTCTGCTGCTTCTTCGTCGGTTGGCTTGATAACGCCAGCGCGAACCATCTGTTTGCGGAAATATTCGCGGATGTCGCTGATCCCTTCGCCTTCCATGTTCATCAGCGCCATTGATTGCAGGATCTGTTTGGTCTGTGGGTCGTCAGTAATCGCCAGCATCCCGGTCAGCGCCTTGACCATAGCGGCTCGTTTGCTCTGGCTGCTTGGCCCAACATCAACGTCCACATCGAAATTGGCCGATGTCAAATCGTTTTCAAGCTCGACTTCTCCGGTCTCTCCGATGACTGGCCGCATCATCTCGATCTGTGACGTTTTGCCTTCCGGAGAGACCGTTTTCATCTTGCGGCCTTCCTCGACGTAGATTTCTTTGGCCATCGAGAGCCATATTTCACCGCTACGCCGCTGCCCCTTAGCAAAGTTTGACATGTAGATATAAGCCTGCATGTCAAGACGCTGCTGAATCATCTCCACAGCTTCGCCACTGATGTTTGAGACGACTTTATCGGCACCAGCCTGATTGCCGAGGATCTCTTGCATATCCTGTTCGGTAATCTGTAGCAGTGCGGCCATGGCAGGAGGAACCTGGGGAGGCTTGGTGTAAGCCACAGGCCCGCCGATCTGTTGGGAGCCATCTGGACCCGTGATCGGATTCACCAGCAGGTAAGGATAATCCTTCAGGTTATCTTCGGCCCACATCATTTGATGGCCTGCGACCTGTTCCGGGGTCATGATCGGCTTTTCAACGCTCGACAGCGCGCTGATCTCGCCAAGCTTTGAGAGCTGCATGTTTTTGAGCCGCTGGGCATCCTTAGCCAGCCGAACGTGCCCCATGCACCGCTCGATGTTATCCACGAACCAGCGCTTGCCATACACGGGGACGATAGGGATGCAATTGCCTGCAATGTAGCCAGCATCCTCAAGCACCTTGCCGCCGCTCATGATGTACTTATGTACTTTCTTGCGCTTGATCTTGCGCTGCCTGACCTCGCGAGTACCGATTGCGGCCAGGGTATTCTCTAGCTCTGGATCGTTCTCAAAATCGGCTTCACGGTATTTTTCTTCAGTGCCATCAATAGATTGAAAGATCCGCAGGGTCTCGGACACTTCTTCAACCTCATAGTATTCGGCCACGTAAACAACGTCCGGGGTACACCAGTCGAATTCGAACTGATGAATGATCTTCGGCCAGTCGCTCGGGTCATCGCCCCACGTATCTTTATAAGCCTCGCGGATCATCGAGGTAATGACGTAGCAGTGCTTTGCATCAGCCTTGTCTTGGCGCTTCGCGTTCAAATCAAAGAAAACCGAACTATCAGCATCGAAAATAGGCTCGATCTTGATCCGCTGACGCTCGTTATCCTCATCCGACTCGTCTTCGTACACAGTGCGGAGGCGCCAAGCACCGAAGCCACCAGCAACGGATTCCTCGAATGCGTTATCGTATGCCTCCTCGGCCACAGAGTCTTTCTCATCTGCCCTGAATAGCCCGTCGCAGACATCTGCCAAGCTTTGATCCTGGTCGTCCTTGCTGACGTAATCAACCGTGATCCGATTATTCCGATACTCGTTGATGATTCGAATGACAGCTAGGTGAACCTTGTTCACCTCGAACTTAGGTTTGTTCTCGTAAATATCCTGGAGCGGCCCCTCCCACTGAGCACCGGCCAGCGAATAGAAACGCCGATCCTGCAGGCATTGCAGCCGCTCATCGCGCAGCGCCGATTGAATATCATTAAACTGCCTGAGAGCCCGCTGATGGATGTCCGCGAGTCGCTGCTCTTTAGAAATGCGTGCCATAAATCGCCCCTTTTAGCAAGTTTACCATTTGTTCATGCTCGGGATAGGCACGAAATTAGTTGGCCTCTGCACAACCGCAGCCCGTCGTACCCCCTCGCAAGCGTACCGCAGCGCGTCAATGACGTGATTCTTTTTATCCTGCAGGATCGGAAGAACCTTCCCGGTTAGCGGATCTGTTTTGAAGCTGTAAAAGGTCAGCTCGTCGATTGTGTGGGTGCACCGAGGGTGAACAACGATGTCATAGGATTTAAGCCACTCGATACCCTCCTCGACCGACTTAGCTCCTTTGACTGCAGGCATGATCTTCGGGAAACCGTTTTTACGAAGATGGCTAATCGTCTCAGGCCTCGATGAGTCAGCAACCATCGGCCACCGTTCTGAGTCTGGCACTGTATGAAATAGGCTCGGTGTGTCGACGATCTCGCAGCCCACCTGGTAAGCCTCGTAATCAATATAGAGCGTGCGGCCTACGATATGACAGCGCACTAGAACGGTCGGGTCCGTGGCAAAGCCCCAGTCTGCCCCGAGTCGGTGGATCGCATCTGCGGATGCCTCAAAGTCTTCGATCCTCCAATTCTTGAACACGCGAGAACTGCTGTTCTGAACGTATCCACCGCGCCAAACGTGAGCATATTTGTCAGGGTCGCGGCCTCGGTCGTACTCCATCTCGGCCCGCAAAACGTCCGGGAACCACGGGTTGTCCGAGTAGTTGACTTCAATGACCTTGGCGCTCGGTGGTGGATTCTCGCCACGTAGCAGGGAATCAACCGGGTCTGTAGATTGTGACGGGTTCCATGTGAACCAGAGTTCAGAGCCGGGCTTGCGGATTGTTGGGCGGAGTAGATCCAGGCTTCGCTGCGACAGGCTTTGTGCCTCCTCGACCCATGCGCAATCGTAGCCCTCCAGCGATTTGATAGAGTCAGCCGTGTGATTCTGCATCCCCTGGAAGATGATCGCCCCGTCGCCCTTCTTTGACTTGATGACGGCTTCCTGCACCTCGAAGTAGGCGCCAGCATTCATAGCTTCAATTTTGTTCTCTAGCAATCGTTTGACCGACTGAGCCAGAGATTTCTGAACCTCACGAACGCACACGCTTCGACGTTTCTGATCAAGCAGGTGAGACTCAATCAGCATCTCTGCGAAGAAATGCGACTTGCCCGAGCCTCGTCCTCCGTGTGCGCCTTTGTATCGAGCGGGATCAAGTAGCGGGACGGCCCAGGCTGGGGTCTGGAGTTGCAGCTTACTCATTCGGCTTCAGAATGACGCGCTCAATCGTTTTAATCTCCAGCGGCCCACCGTCTGCCCCAGTGTGCTCAGTGCGATCGGAGTAGACCCGCTTACGATTGCCCTTCAAGATCAGTGCAAGTAGCTGATCGCTGTACATACGCTGCTCGCCGACTTTAGCGCCCTGATACCAAACATCCTGCTCGTATCCCTGTACAGCGCGCCTGTAAGCCTCTGCCTCGGCTTTGTCAATGCCTTCCTCGATTGCATCGTCCCATTCCTCGGAGAATTCCGGGTCGGCCCGTTTATTCCGCCAAGCATTGACGCGGCTGATGCCGGCGGCCTTCGCTGCGTGAGAAATGATCGGGCTTTCCCGAAGATGCTCAAGAAAAATTTTCTTCCAGTCGTATTCTTTGCTGGCCATGATTTCCTGCCTCTGTAGTGGCGCAATCTTGATTGTATCAACGATCTGTGCTAGTCAATAGTTCTCACACTCTGTTGTGAAAAAAGTGTTGACACAGACGCTAGACATACGCTACATTTACATCACTGCGCGACATGACTGACAGACGGCGCAGCAACCAAACAGGAGATAGACAAATGAACGTCCTAATCAACGAAGTCACTAAACAAGATGGCTACATTTCCATGAGCTTTAGTTGCGAAAAAATGTCCGCCGATGTTTTGGTCGGTCCGCACCTT